GATTCCATTGCTGGTGCATCTTTGTTTGTTGCTGGCTTGAACCTTGACAATCCAAAGTTGATGTTGATCATCGGCATTGCAGGAGGAATCGGAAAGTTCATCACAAACTTTTTCACGGATGAAGCAAATTAAATTCAGCGGATATTTCACAGAGCAAGTAACAAAAAAACAAATCTATCTTCACCATACTGCGGGTGGTGGTGATGGTGTTAATTGCTTTCACGGATGGAATGGAGGAAACATTGCCACTTGTGTTGCCATCTCTCGCAATGGTGAAATCGTTCAAGGCTTTGATTCTAAATACTGGGCATACCATTTGGGTTTGAAATCTGCACACTTTGTTGGGATGCCATTCATCAAACTTGACAAACTTTCCATCGGCATTGAGATTTGCAATTGGGGATTCTTGACAGAGAAGAACGGCAAGTTCTTGAATTACTTAGGTAAAGAAGTTAAGGATGTTTGCAAACTGGACAAACCATACAAGGGATTTACCTATTTTGAGAATTACACCAAAGAACAAATTGAATCTACCAAACAACTCCTTTTGTTGTGGGAGGAGAAATACGGAATTGACTTGACCTACAACGAAGACATTTGGAATGTAACCAAAAGAGCATTGTCCGGCAAGATCGGAGTGTTCACGCACAACTCTGTGAGGAAGGATAAAATTGATGTTTATCCCCACCCCGATTTGATATCTATGTTGCAATCGTTGTAAGTTGCTATTTGATTAAGATGATATTCCAAAGATTAAACTTTCACGATAACAAACTGCCTGTTTTCAAAGAGAACAAAGCAAAGGGATTCGTGACATTTGGTGCTGACAATCTCTATCCTGACTTTCTCATTGAGTTATTCAATAAATCACCCAAGCACAATGCCATCGTTTCTGCAAAAGCATCATATGTTGCCGGAATAGGTACGGAGGTATTTGGTTCAAACACGGAGGAGATTGCAAAAGCCGAAGCCAAACTCAAAAATATAAACGCCTACGAGACATATGAAGAACTCAAAGCAAAAGTTGCTTATGATGCCGAGTTGTTCAATGGGTTTGCAGTTGAGGTAATTTGGAACAAGGCAAAGACCGCACCTTCGGAATTCTATCACATTCCTTTCAAAGACATTCGCAAAGGTCTTGAAGGTGATTTCGTGTATTGTGCTGACTGGACAGATAGCAAAGCGGAGAAAATCCATTATCAACCCTACAACCCAATCACAAGGGAATCCAAACAAATATATTATTGCCAATTTTACCGTCCCGGACAAGGCGAATATCCCTTGCCTGATTATGTAGGTGCGTTGAAATACATTGAAGTTGATACCGAGATATCCAATTACTATTTGAATAGCATCAAGAACGGATTCACGGCACAAACTCACATCCAGTTATTCAAAGGGATTCCAACACCTGAAGAAGCTCGTGCAACTGCAAGGAGATTTAAAGAAAACTATCAAGGCACGGACAATGCCGGTGGGTTAATTATCCAATACAACGATCCAACGGAAAAGGAATCAGTCATCAACAACCTTCAACCTTCGGATTTTGACAAGCAATTTGACTTGTTGAATAAGACCGTACAACAAGAGATATTTGTCGCACACAAGGTCAACTCTCCAATGTTGTTTGGAGTTCGTGTAGAGGGACAATTGGGTGGTAGAAGCGAGTTGATTGAAGCATATGAGATGTTTCATCACGCCTACATTGAACCCCGTCAACAAAAGATTGATGATACATTTGCTTACTTGCTTGAACCTATCGCATCTGTTCGCTTGGAAACCATCAACAAACCACCAATCGGTTTGGATTATCAGGCGTTGTTCACCGCTGGAGTTATCACCAACGAAGAAGCAAGAAAGGAACTTGGATTGCCATTAATTACTGATGTGAAACAATCATCTTTGAACGATGCTATCAATGCTTTGAGTCCTTTGGTTGCAAACAATGTGTTGTCAAATATGACAATCAATGAGAAACGCCAATTGGCAAATCTTCCACCAATTGCCGGAGGTGATGCATTGCCATCCGCAGCACCAGTTGAAGCCGTTGCCCTATCAAAACAAAATCCTTTTGGATGGGATGATGAAAGAGACATCAAAGTATTTCAACAATATGGAGAGAGTGCAGACAATTTTGAAGCCTATAAGTTTGAATTCGTGGATGCCGTTGAAACTGCCATCTTGAATGTGTTGAAAGAGAACAAAGGTTTGCAAGTTGGAGACATCGTTAACATAACCAAACTGGATGCAAAGGTTGTCGCTGATGCCATTGCTAAACTTGCCAAAGCAGAGTTGATCAAATCATACGAGGATGGTCTTGAAACAACACCGAAAGGAGTTGAAGAAGTAAAGAGATTGCAAACCGAAATTGTCGTGCGTTATGGCTACGCTTTAGCCGCTGGAATCAAAGGTACTTTGGTTATCCCAACCACTCGTGATTTCTGCCGTCAAATTGTGGAAAGCAATCGTGTGTATAGTCGTGAGGACATTAACGCAATGTCTGCACAACTTGGTTACGATGTATGGAAGAGGAGAGGTGAATGGTATACCAACCCTGATACTGGAATCACCACACCACAATGCCGTCACATTTGGCAACAACAACTTTTAAGGAGAATCAAACGATGACCAATTTTGTATATTTCATCTCAACCACTTATCTCAAAGACAACACACCTTTGAATGAAAATGTGGATGACAAGTTGCTGAAATCAGCAATCAAAGAAGCTCAAGAAATCTACATCCGTGATGTGATTGGTTCAGGCATTTACAATGAGTTGCAAGTACAGGCATTCGCTGGAACATTAACCCAGTTGAATACTACGCTATTGGATTCGTACATTGCACCTTGTTTGAAGTATTACACATTGACTGAAGCAATGCTTCCAATGACCTTCAAATTGATGAATAAATCGGTTGCATCTCGTGAGAGTGACAATGCGAGGGCGGTATCAGTTGAGGAAATGACAATGATTGAAGGGCGTTATCGTGACAAAGCGGAATACTATGCCAACAGATTGAGGGATTATCTCCGCACATACACCAATGACTATCCGTTATTCTTGAATCCCGGCAGTACCTTTGATACAATTAGACCAAAGAACACCGCTTTTGTCGGTGGTATTTATCTTCCAACATCACAAGATTGTTACTGGAACTATGACTTCCCCAACGAGGACAAATAAGTGGCAAAAAAACAACGAAGCCAAACTGCTGAAATTTCTCAAAAATGACACTAAACCAAATAATAGCAAAGATTCAAACGGCAGCCGAAAGCCATAAGATGGTTCACAAGTTTGGCGTTGGTCAGCAGTCAAATATGACCGTTGAGAATGTTGAGTATTATCCGTTGGTTTGGTTGTACCCTGATGGATTCAATTTGCAATCCGGTGGGAATCTTCAAACCTACAACTTTGCATTGCTTGTAATGGATCGTGTATTTGAAAGCGAATCAAACACCATTGAAGTTCTTTCCGATACTGCTCAAATAATGACTGACATCTTCGCTTTGATTGACAACAACACACAAGATGATGAGGATTTTGAGATTGTGATCAACGGCAATGCTTCCCCATTCTACGATTCAAAAACTGATATTCTCGCTGGTTATGCAATCAACTTCCAAGTCAACACTCCTTATCTATTTAATACTTGCGTTGTTCCTATTTAGTGTGGTTCTGGCTTTCTTAAATTTAGAAAGACCTATGCGCATTCAAAGACCAATACAAGTGGAGATGCACGAGAGAATCATTGAAAGGGAGAAACTCGTGAGGGACACTCTATTCAAACGAATCAAATCATTTGATACAATATACCTTGACACCTTTAAACCTTCAGCAGAGGGGTTAAAAAAGGCAATAGGATTGCACATCCACTTGGATACCACTCTATGAAAAACAATAACATCATTGTCATCCCAAAGCCGTGGGAAGAAACCAAAGTTCTTTTGATCTCGGATTTGCATTGGGACAATCCAAAATGTGACAGAGATTTATTGAAGAAACATCTTGATGAAGCCTTAAAAGGAAACAACGATGTGTTGATTAACGGTGATTTGTTCTGCTTAATGCAAGGTGCATACGATCCTCGTAAATCCAAATCGGACATTCGCCCTGAACACAATGTCGCCAACTATTTTGATGCCATCATCAATACAGCGGTTGAATGGTTTTTGCCCTATGCACATATCATCAAATTTATAGGATACGGCAACCACGAAACAAGCATATTGAAACGACAAGAGACCGACATCATTGAACGATTTGTTACTTTGTTAAACTATAGAGCAGGTACAGCAATTCAGGTAGGTGGATACGGTGGATGGGTAAAATATCAATTCAATCATCACTCCAAAAAGATTGGGTTCAATATGAAGTATATGCACGGGTTTGGCGGTGGTGGTCCAGTAACTCGTGGAACTATCCAGCACAACCGGATGTCTGTGAATGTGGAGGGTGCTGATGCAATTTGGATGGGGCATGTTCACGAAGATTACGAGATGACATACACCGTGGAATACTTGTCAGCGGTTGGAACTGTTTTGCTTCGTGATATTTTGATGATTCGTACTTCAGCCTATAAAGAAGAATACGGAGATGGTTCAAAGGGTTGGCATGTTGAAAGAGGTGCATCACCAAAGTTCACCGGTGGTCGTTGGTTGTATATGCTACCAACAAGAACCGAGAACGGAGACAGAGTAATTCGGGCATACACACACAAGACAATATGATCAAAGTTCAAATCATACACGAGACCAAGAACGACAACTGGATGGGTTTGATTGAAGGCGAATCCGACATCATTCAAATCTTGGAAGATGGAATGGTTGATGAACATCAAATCGTTGCCATCTCGCAGTTGTATGAGAATACACAACTTTATATGCGAGGAGGTCACATCATCCTGATTGAGGAAAACTATTATACCTTTGTTGTCAAATGGATGCAGTCAACCCAACACACTACAAACAAGGCGAAATAGAATGTATTGATGCCATTGAATCTGCGACAATTAAAAAGAAAGGTTTGGTTGCCGTTTGTACTGCCAATGTCATCAAGTACTTATGGAGGTGCGAAGACAAGAACGGATTGGAAGATTTGTACAAAGCGAAGTGGTATCTTGACAAACTGATTGCCGAAAAAGAAAAACAATCCAAGAAGAATGCTACCTTATAAGATGAAAGCGATGATAAAAATATTAACCTTTGGGCTAATTTTTTGGTCGTTGAATTTATCAGGGCAAGTGCTGGTTGATACCAATACAATCAAACAAGCCAACACATATTTGGTTAAAGGTGCAATTGCAAGGGAACAAGTCACGCATCTACGCAAGATTGTGACATCGGATTCCATCATTATTGCCGAACAAGATTCCATCATTGTCAAGGTGCGAATCAATAACGCACATCTTCGGGAGAAGAACAAAGCACTTGTGAGTGAAAATAAAGCCATCTCACGCACTTTGTCCGTCTTCAAGGGTATAAGTATAGGTTTAGGAATTTTAAGCGTTTTAATGTGGCTACAATAGACATCAACAAACTGCCCGATGCACTTGATACATATTTGGATGATGTCAATCAAGGCTCACTCCTTCAGCAAATCATTGTTGATTGGTGGAACAAGAAGGTGATCCCACCGATTTGGGCGAACCTTGACAACAAAAACATCAATGCGTCTTCAGTTCTTCGCCAATCTTTTGCCCCCGGACAGATAACCAAATCACCCACATCCATCAACACCATCCTTCTCGCTGAAGATTACTGGGAATTTATTGAATACGGAAGGAAGCCAACAAGAAATGGTCACACCGAAGGAACTCCCTATTTGTGGCAGTCAATCAAAGAATGGATGGCATTCAAAGGAATCAAGCCACCACAAACGATGACTTATGATTCAATGGCGAAGGCTATCGCAAACAAGATTCACCGGAGAGGAACGAAGGCGCAACCATTCCTTGAGGATGCGTTCACGGAATCCATACAGATGGAATTGGTGAATGAGTTGAATGCTCGTTTTGGAGATTTGATATTCTCGGAAGACATAAAATTGTAACAAAAAGAAAAGTTTATTTGCATTATTGATAAGTTTATTTTACTTTTGCTCTTGTTATGGATTACAACAAAGCAATTGAAACTATCAAATTAAAACGCAGACAAGGGCTATTTCAAATAGTCGCTCGTAAAACAGGGGTATCACTTCCAACTGTAAGAAAGTATTTGGTTGAGGGGAACATCGTTTCACCAAAAGCAAAAGCAGTCATTGAAATTGCATTGAGGGAGGTGAACAATGATTGAAGCAACAATCAACGGATGGATTCTCACAATCGGTGGGGATAGGTATGTCTATATTGACAAACAAGTTGATGATTATTTACTGAACAATCACTTTGATGAACTTGAACCGTACCTGATCAAGCGAGATGTGTACTTCGGTGGATGCGTTGAGACCAACTTGGTCGGCATTGAGTCGGAAAGATTCTTCTATCTTGAACCCGACAAGTTTACAGTATTATTTATGCTCGGACACAAAACAAATTTCCTATGAATAAAAGCGAATCAATTAAGAACATCGCTGGTGCGTTGGTAAAATTCCAAGCATCGGTGAGCAAGGTAGCAAAGGAAGCAAACAATCCTTTCTTCAAATCCAAGTATGCGTCATTGGCAAACATACTGGATACAATTCAAAAGCCATTGAGTGAATGTGGTTTGGCAATCAGTCAATTCCCTGATGAGAATGCACTCACAACCATCATCCTTCACGCTGATTCGGGCGAGTGGATGGAATCATCCTATGTGATGCCAGTTGCAAAGCAGAACGATCCACAAGCAATGGGAAGTGCATTGACCTACGCACGGAGGTATGCACTCGGTTCAATCCTAAACTTGAACATTGATGATGATGACGATGGTGAGAAAGCAATGGGAAGACAAATTCCAAAGAAAGATGAACTCACACCAAAGCATCCATCTTGGAACAAAGCCGTTGAGCATTTGAAGACAGGTGGATTGATGACAGACATCACAAGCAAGTTTGAGGTATCCCCGGTCAATATGAAACTTTTAATTGGCGAGAAATGAATCAGTCACATCCAGTTATTCACACTTCTTTGAACGAAGAAGATTGGCAGAGATTGAGAAGTTCACGCTTCACCGCTTCCGAAATCCACAAACTGATGGGAACTCCGAAAAACAAATCGGAGTTCTTGTCGGAAACTGCGAAATCATTTGTGTTTGAGAAGGCTGCGGAATACTTAACCGGTGCGAAATCGGAAATATATGGTCGGGCTTTGGATTGGGGCAAGGAACACGAGAAGGAAGCCTTCCACTATTTCTCCCAGCAGACCGATGATTTCTTCACTTACTACGGTGCGGAGACATACACCTTCATCACTTATGGTGAATGGGGTGGGTATTCACCGGATGCACTCGGTCACCAGTTGGTAGAAATCAAATGTCCGTTTAATTCAGGCAACCACTTGCAAAACTTCTTCATTCAAAACAACGAGCAGTTGAAGAGCAAACGCACGGAATATTTTTACCAGATGCAAATGGGAATGATTGCAACCGGATTGGAAGAAGGTTTGTTTGTCAGTTATGATCCACGGATGCCCATCGGCAAGAAGCTCACAACCACTCTCATCACTTTGGAAGAGGACATTCAAGAAATCATTGATGAGAAATTGACCTACGCTGGAGAACTCTTTTTGTCAATCACAAAATAAATCGTTCATTCACAAAGCCAATTAGAAAATAAATTTGCATAAGTGAAAGAAAGTATGTTGTTTTGAACTATGGCACTTGACATAATTTATCCAATCGTTTTAACACCCATCGTTTTTGCGGTGGGTTACTCTATCCATTGCATTAAGAAAGCAATGAACAAAGAACTTCCTGAAGCCAAACCATACCAGTTT